AAAACGTTCTTTATTAGAAATAAAGGAGTTTTAGAGACGCACCCTTATCATGCCGGAAACAACATTAGGATTTATCTTGACAACAACCAGTATGCCGTGATTGGAGCCTCTGCTCGAACAGAAGGACTGTTGGGGGAGTTAGGTGTTTACCCAGACATGACAATCGAGTTATTCGATCGTTTACCTGGAGGTATGCCTCAACCCAAGAGGAACAATAAGAAGATCAAGGAAGTTTATGTTCAGAAAGCTAACCGTGCAATGAAGCAGCACAATTCTAGCTCATCGAATACTTCCACGTCCTCACAAGAAGCACGAAGACAGGACAAACCTAAGAAGGTTGTTGATTCCAAAAAGTACAAATCTGCGGTATATCAGGTTAAAGCACAGAGGATTGTTGAAGACGAACCTCGTTGTTTGATTTGCGATGCACCCAGGGATGACCATGAAAATGGATCCTGGTGTACAGCAATTCAGTACAATGGAATTCGACCAAAGGAGTTTGTTAAAGTAGTTGCAGTGGACGCACCTCTTCCAAAAGAGAAGGAACTCATTAACCCTGTTGTTGAAGAAAACAGCAGAGAGACTGTTATTGACACTGATATTCTGGCCATCAACAAAGCTGGAAATCAGGACCCCAAGCCGAATGATAGTAAGCTGAACTTTGCTACTGATGAAGATATCAGGATAATGATGGATTCGTATGATGAACCCAAGGAAACTTTTAACTTTGAATTCAAGAGGAAAGAAAGAATACCCGTATGCCTCAAGGAGGATACTGTAGAAGCATTTAGAAATGATAACTTCCGGGCGTTCTTACAACTTTTTGGACTCACAATCCTAGGGCCATTAGCGAACTTGTTATCCTTTGTTCTTCTCATAGATTGTTTTATCTCAAGTACATGGACCATGTTTTTTGTGTTCTTCATGTTTGAAGTAATGGTGAAAGTCATTATGAAAGTCGTGATTGACCGTATCGGTTATCCCATGCTCAGAAAATGTGTGGAGATGATTGGAGAAACAATGGTTAGGGATGAAATAGATTGTAAAGCAAGTGATGGGGAATTTCGAATCTTCTCGTGGAGAAGTTTTGAACTAATAAAACTATCTAGAGATCATCAATCAAGTATAATGGGCTCAATTGTCGTTGGCCAAAAGCTTTGTAGACACGCAGAACTTTCGTGTGTTAAGAAAAGCGGGACGATGATTAAGCTAATGAGATCTTGTTTGAGAATGATCGGAATGAAGAATGAGCCTTATTTTGCAATGAGGAAAGAAAAAGTTTCCTTTCGGCACATCCATACAATCAAGTCACCAACCAATGACTTAAGGGCTGTTTCTTTCAGTACCTCAGAAATCAAAGAAAAAGACGCAGGCGTGTCGATGTTTCTATGCACGAGACAAGCCGGACATGCGCGTTACACGAAGAACGTGTGGATTTCACTCAAGTTGGCGACCCAGATTTTGGCTAACCCAAAGTTAGCTGATGTGTCAACCAGTCCAGAAGACCTTTATTCAAGGGTGGTCTTTTCGTTATCGAATTGCACGTACGTGAATTTACCCCAGAAGGAAGTTCATGAACACAATATCTTGACCAACACAATCGAGTACCTCGTTTGGTTCAGTTTGCGTCAAAGACAAAATGCATTTTGTAATGGATTCCCGGTTTCGAAAAAAGAACCGGCCACCTTCATTTGAAAAGGGCCACGAAGGTGGCCTATGGCTACCGAAACAATGAGGTTGTCCTTCCTCAGTTAAACAAGGACCATTTCATCGTTAAAGGGAAACGAGTCGATATCGACAAAACCTTTCGCATCACCAGGTTTAGAGAACAAAACATTAGGCCTGTTGTTGGTGTTGACCTTGGTTGTGGGCTGAAGTATGCAGCACCACCCAAAATTGATCCAGCAGATACACACACAGTTGCTACTGGTGCGCTGTACCGATTTGCCCGGCAGTTTAAATATGAGTACGATAGAGCTGATTTCACAGAATTTGTGATAGATTGGCTCACGAAAAATGTTGAACCGTTGGACATTGACACAGACACTAGTCATGCGACATGGATCGCTGGAACCCCTTACACCATTGCTAGAAAAGAGGAGCTTATTAGAAAGCATGATAAATTTGGCAGGAAACTGTGCGACAAAATTCCCCAAGAATGTTGCAAACTCAAGTCATTTAGTAAGGATGAGTCTTATGTCCCCGACTTTAAACAGGCGAGAACAATCAATTCTCGCGAGGATGAATATAAAAACATGGTAGGTCCTCACTACCAGAGAATCAGCGAGAAACTGTTCAAACTCCACTGGTTCATTAAGAAAATTCCCATCAATGAGCGCCCAGCATATATTATTGATTTAATTCAACGAAATGGTGCCTATTACATATGTACAGATTATACCTCATTTGAAGCACATTTCGACAGCACTCTGATGGAAGACTGCGAACTATTACTCGCCGAATACATGACCAAGAAACTCCCAGATGGAGCAGACTTCATGCGTTGGGCTCGAGTTAAAACCCAGATGAACAAATTAGCATTTAAAAATTTCAGTGTAGAAATCAAAGCTAAAAGAATGAGCGGTGAGATGGATACATCTCTGTCCAACGGTTTTTCAAACTTAATGTTTATGTTGTACTTCTTCAAGAAGAGAAACATCTCCAACCCAGCAGGGGTTGTAGAAGGAGACGACGGACTTTTTGTTGTAGACAAACCAATTGACAGCCAGTTCTTCATTGACTTTGGATTGAATGTGAAGATGGAACTCGTTTCTGAATTGAATCATGCCAGTTTTTGCGGTATGGTTTTTGATTTGGAGGAGAAAACCAATGTCACAAACCCAATACACGAGCTAATTTCATTTGGATGGAGCAGTGCAAAATATGCCAGATCAAAAGATGGCATCAAAAAATGTCTTTTGCGAAGCAAAGCTTTGTCGCTTGCATATCAATATCCGGCATGTCCGATTTTAACAACCCTTGCAGCAAAAATCTGCGAGTTCACAGCTGGATTTGATTCATTGGCACTCCTTGAAAGACGGGGAGATTTTACTTGTCAGTATGAAAAAGCCATAATTAGGGAAGCACATGCATTCTTCGAAAAAC